TGCATGTCTACGAGTTCTGTCACGATCTTACACAGAAGCAGAACAAGCAGGATCAGCATGCAGATGGTAAACATTTTCAATGTCATATAGCACCTCAATCGTCAAGCAAATAAAAGTATTCGAAGAATTTGTTTTTGTTGATGGAGTCCGCAAGGTGCAGGACTTCTCGTAAGTCTGAAAAATATCGAACGATTCTCTTAATCATTTACGATTCTCCTTGTCATCGTTGCCATTCATGATTTGCACTGCAAAATATTCTTTCGAGTAGCACTCAGGGCATACTCCGTACCCTACGTTCTTCTTGTTCTTGATGGTTCGTGAAGCAAAGGTATGACCGAACGGAAGCTGCTTACCGCAGTTGGCACAGTTCACGATCTCTTGGTCTTGAAAACAGACTGCAAGACAGTGCCATCCTTTTTGCGGTTTGTACTCTACGAACTCCCGCTGCTTGGTGTCATACTTTGTCACGTCGTTTCCTCCACGCAGTTATGCACATGTGTACGATTGTCCTTGGAATCGCGTATAGATATACGCTTGCTTGTAATAGTTTTGTTATCTTCATACGGCTTAGTTGTAAACCTCGCCGCCACGGTCGAGCAATTCATCTATGTTCTCTTTGAGATACTTCATCGAGTTGACCTCGCTGTTGATTTTCTCTAGGATACTCTGTTCTTGCGGTACAAGCCCGGTGTTCACATCAACTATGTAGCTTTGAAGAGCCTTGCTCAGTAGAGCCGCTTCTTCATTCGTCACATGAATCGTTATCATCTTCAACCTCACGACCTTCATCCAAAGTCTCGTCTAAGTATTGCACGAGGGACTCTTCCATCTGCTGTCTACGTATCATGAGCCGCATCTCGGGGCTGTTCTTTTTGCATCCAAACTCGAGCATGTCCTGCATCTGGTCGTCGATGTAGGCAACATCGTTGTCGAGCATCCAACGGAGGTGCTCTGCTTCTTCACGAGATAAATATAAATTAATCATTCGTTGTCCTCAATAAATTGTAAGAGTTGTTTGTGAGGCTCTTGCTCGGTAAAGTCCTCATGTCTACGAGTTGTCTTAACACAATATGTGCGGTTTTTGTATCTCCTATTATAGTTAGCCCAACCCGAAGTCGTGCTCCAAGGATGATGTTCTAGTAAAAATGTGTCTGCTGTAGAACTAGCGGTTGATGATGACACCCATTGTACCCAATTAGAATCCATTTAGTTTCATCTGCCCCTCATCTTTCAATCTATATCCGAGCCTACGATATTCAGAGTAGATCGGTTGCCAGATCCGTTCACATTGAGCCGCTTCGTTTGGAAGGTGCTCTCTCATGGTGTCTAACTGCTCTTGAAGTTTCAGCGTAAACGGGCAGCCCTTACATCCAGTCCGTACAAAGTTGTAGGGTGGATAATATAACTCGCAAAGTTGAATCGAATACTTGTCGATCAGATAGTCTATGAACTCATCTGAACACGGTTTGAACGGATGAAAATATTTCAGCACGCCTTTTTCAAAGATGAGACACGCTTGTTCGCTTCGATTGCCACGCTGTCCACCCTCTGCCGACAGGATGCCGGTGATTGTGATCTTTCTGCCAGTCTCCTTGGCGTATCTCACCATCGGTTTCTTCTTCATCTCGTCACAACAGAAGTGAGATATTTTCAAGTCGAACTCTGGCGTGAATTGATACTGCAAGATCTTTGGACAGTGAAATTTTGACCCGGAGTCTTCCAGATAATGTTGGACTGCTTTGGACTCGTAGCCGTATTTCTGGTAGAGGTATAACTTCTTCGAGTGCTCTTTGCTTTTGAATGGATAGCCGACCCGTTCAAGTGTTTGTTTGATTGGCGTCTCAGGCTTCAGTAGGATGTAGCGATCGTCTTTCTCAGCTAGAGCCTTTACGAATTTGACGACTGCTGCATACTCGATCCCGGTGTTGGCAAACACTCTCGGGATGTTGTTGCCCGGCAGCGCGATGTCAATGAACTCGGACAACACTGTGCTGTCTCTACCACCTGAGAATGATATGTAGAATTTTTCTTCGCCGTATTGGTTGACCACTTGACGAATCTTTTGCGCTCTGTCCATCTCCAAGAACTCGAGTTCGCCATCTCTCAATACGCATCATCCTCCCGTGAGATTTCATGCTGGAGGATGTTGTCTACGGTATCTCGAATCTCTTCAAGTGCGCTGTGCATTTCATTCACATTATTATAATGAATGTCAACGGTCGAGAAATCTAGGAACTGCAACCCATCATCGTGGTTGTCTTCCCACTTTGCAATGTGCCAACCCAAGAACTTTGAGCCGTCTGGGATTGAATCATCTGGTTCTGGGAATGTAGAAACTTCTATGCGATATGTAATCTTGTCCCTGTATGGGTCTAAGCGTTGCAGGCAAAAGAGGATCTGGAGCAATAAATACTCTGGACTCTGCCCTCTAATCGACTCATACTCCAATCAAACACCTCCATCTAATTTATTAGCGTTGCCGCATCTGAAACATATCGACCTTGCGCTTGCATGGAGATATGTTTTGCTGTGCAAATCTTTCGAGAGATCGATCAACGGCGATCTCGAGAAAGATAATGACTGTCATTATGACACTTCCGCGAACCGCAAAAGCAACTTCATCATAGGCATTGCTGCCTACTCCATTCATCTACATGCGGCTGTTCGCCATTATCTGAAGTGCTTACGATCGTTGTATAGATTCATAAACACTTCTCTTCCTTTGTCTACTGGCGCATCTTTAGCATCAAGAAGCCCGTTCACATCAAACAGATACTCTACATTTGTGTAATTTTTAAGTTTGCGGATGTTTCTGTCCTGAGTTATGTAAACTTCTTTGTCTAACGCGAAGACTACTCTCACTCCTAGCTTCGCCAGTATCTTCATCTGGTTTGGATTGAGATGGGACGTCAGCAGAGCACCAGTATTATGGATGCCCCACGTATCTGCAATCAAAACAGACTTGCATCCCTCAAAAAGGACGATCTCTTTGCGCTCCATTACGTCCTGTAGGTTCTCATACAGTCCGTAGATGACATCCATCGTCCCCCACCCCGCAAAATATGTGTACTTGCGCAGTCCTAGCTCTTTGTAGTCAGGGCAGAGCGTGCGCCCACCTATGTTTACGATCTCTCCATTGAGATTTTTGATAGGATAGACGATCCTGTTAGAGAATTTGTCATATCTCACGCAGAATTTGGACATCGACTCCTTGGAAATGCCTTCTTGCTCCCAGATAGACAGCTTTTGTTCATTCACAACGAATCGATCCATGTAATCTGGTGCAAAAATCACTCCTGTTTTCTCTTTTTTGTGAGATTTTTGTGATTTTTTAGCCCCAAACTTACGAAAAGTATCGACCGCTGCCATCCGACCAGTCGAACTGCCGAGTTCTCCATCGACTCCTGCATATTTCTTTAGAATTTTGATCGCTTCACTGCCAGAACAGTGATAGTAATATTTGGTGAACGAAAAAACACTCCCGCCTAAGCCAGACGAGAAGTCATAAAACGAATTTGTTTCTCTTCGAACAGAAAATGACGGTGTCTTTTCCTCTTTCAGCGGCGAGAGTCCCCAGTATTCTCCGTTCTTCTCCTCTAGCTCTGTAAACTGTGATAGATATTCAACAATGTCTATCGACTCGATCAATTCTGTGAGATCTATAACCTCACCACCTACGTTTTAGAACGGTTCATGGTATGCGTGCTGCTTTGCTTCTTCGTAAAGCACTTTGTTGCCGTTGAAATTCAAATCTATGTACTCATTGGCAGCGTGTTGCATACCGTTTCGGTTCAAGATCACTCGGAGTTTCTTGTTGCCGCACTCCGCGCCATCTTCTTCGATTTCATCAGGGGTTTTGTCCTGAATTAGTGCAATCGTACTAGCGTTTCTGCCGATCTTCGCTGAATCTGCTACCTTGCCAGAGACTGTAGCCTGTGCTGCTCCTACTCCTGCTATGTTGAGTGCACCGCACAGTTGGTTCTTGACCATGTCTACGAATCGTCCGAGTTCTTGGTACGAGTCAAAGGCATCGCCCTCTCCTCGCCCCTTAAAATAGTCGATGATCAACACGTCCAGTCCCATCTGATGCTTAACTTTTTTGACCGCAGTGTAGATACTCTGCTGATCGAACATCGGGATGTAAATGTGTACGAACTTGCGTGTCTTCATCCACTCTTTCGCTTGAATGATCCTCTGGTACTCTTCATCCGTGTAGACACCAGCAGTCAGACGCTTGTATTCAACACCCGACAGGTGCGCCAGAACTCTGGCAGTGAAAAGTCTCGTGTTCAACTCGCTGTCCAGATACAGCACGGCGTAGTCTTGTCTTAGTAAGTCCATCGCGCAGTTGAGCAGCATCATCGACTTGCCTTGCTTGGCTTCGGCAGCAAAGACGAACAGTTCGCCGGGTTCGATCGTGGCGAATTCATTCAGAGTTGGAAACTTGAATGGGATACCGGCATATCCGTCACCCTGTCTGGATAAGATCTCGTCCCAACAGCCGTCGACCACATCTTTGTACGGTGGTATCTCGTTTGTGGTCGAGTATTCAGTCATCACATCGTCCACGATATTGTAGATACGCTGCTGCACGTTCTGTTCGGTGCGGTCATAGCAGAGGGCTTGGCAATCTTGCAGTCTCTGGAAAGCGTCACGTCGGAAAGCGGCATCCATGACGTTTGATACGAGAAGTTTGTACTCTTCGACCGAACCTCGAGCGAGAACGTCGCTCATGTCGATGAGTTCTTGCAGCCGTTCGACCGTCAACTCTCTTGCGAACTTTCTGGTGGCTTCTTGAGACTCAAGGTCTTCGAGGATGTTATACGGATCGACCGTGTTGATGTTGCGGTCTACCAGATCCCCGATTGCTGTGTACACTAGCCGATTGTCTTTGTTAGTAAAGTGTCCCGGCAGTAATTCTTCCGAGTAGTATATGAACTCTGGATTGTGAATCAAGGTTGCGATGATCCCGGACTCACTTTCAAGGCTGTTAATATCTTCCGCTCTCATTCATACCTACCAGTTTTAAAATTTTCACATTCATCGGCGTAGAACTCACACTCTTCGGAGACTCCGCAGATGTTTCCGCAAGCAAAGTAGTCTACGCTCGGTTCAAAATAGTTTGTGTTCTTGATTTCTTCGATCGTGTCGACAGCCCACTTTTGTGCGGCTTCATATTGCTCATCGTTAAACTCTTCTACGATGAACTCCCCGTTTCGGAAGCAGTTGAAGCATAATGCTTTCGGTTTCTTGCCGTACTCGTCCTCGACCGCCTTTGCGTAGAGGTAAAGTTGTACGAGCATCTCATCTAGTTCTTTATCTTTGAGTGTTGGTTTCTTGCGTTTGCTTCTCGGCTTGAGTGCTCGGGATTTATTGTCGACGATATACAGTTCGCCGTCCTTCTCTCCGAGATAATCTATGAACCCGAGAAAATTGTGCTCTCCGATTTGGAACTCTACTTTCTTTTCGACATCGATCATGTTATACGGGAACGGTTCGAACCCGCTGAGATATGAGACACCGCTTTGTATGTAGTTGCTCACCGTGTTGGGTGGAGGTCGCTTGCCGCGAACCTCCAACTGGAACCCCAACACAAATTCAGTGACCATTTGGTTCTTGTCTAGTGCTCCG